AACCCGGAGGTCGTAGGTTCGAGTCCTGCCTCCGCAACCATTCGTATGTACGCCCACGTTGACGGTAAAAGTACCGTCGGCGTGGGCGTAGATTTTTGTCACGTGCGCCCTGATTATTTCGGGAAGGTTTTCTTCATTCCATTCGCCTATGCTGGCCTGGAACATGGCGACGATCGCCGCCGGGTCAATTTCGGGCCGGGCCGCAGAACGCCGGGCGATAATGTCCTGCAATTCAGACTTGCGGACGCGGAGCCGATCCAGTTCGGCCTCCAGTTCCGGCACGACCAGGCCGGACAGCACGGCGTTGACGCCGTTCGCGATCTTCTTCTCAATCTGGGCCAGTTCGGCCTTCTCCGCCTTCAGATCGGGGGCGGCCCCGTTGATCTGATCGGCGATATACTGGGCCGTTTCGGTGAAGTCCATCGTCCGCAGGTATTCCTTCAGATGCTGGACAACGAAAGTTTCAATTTCGTCGGCGTTGATATTCTTCGCCCCGCAGGTATGCGTCCGGTACTTATTGCCGCAGCAATAGTACCGCGTCGTGTACCCTTTTTTGTTTGTGCTGGCGTGGCCCACGTAGGCAGCCCCACATTCTTCACATTCGATCAGGCCCGTCAACAGGTACTTGTGGCGGGCTTTGTTTCGTCCGGGTCGTTTGTTGTCCTTCATTCTGGCCTGCACCTTCTCCCATGTATCGTCGTCAATGATCGGCGGGATCGCGCCCTCTATGCGCTCCATGTTGGGATTGTCCTGCCCGCCTGCCCATTTCCGCATGATCTTGTATTTCTTTTTGTTCCAAGTATAGACGCCTATGTACCGTTCATTTTGCAGCATACCGTTCAGGCTGTTCTTGCCGATCGGCCTGCCGCGCTTGCCGGTGGCCCCGTCCAGGTGGTCGATAATGTAGTCGTAGCTTTTGCCGTCCGCGTACCAGTCGAAGATTTGCCGGACGATCCGGGCCTCTGCGGGATTGATCACGTAGTGGCCGCTGACTATGTCGTAGCCCAGGGGAGGAACGCCGCCCAGGAACTGGCCCTGTTTCGCCTTCACAGCGACGCCGTCGATCGACTTCTGCCGGGTGCCCAGGACTTCGACCTGACCCATGCCCACGGTGATCAGTTCGGTCAGAAAGTCTGCACTGTTTGTGAGGTCGCCCAGCTTCTGGCCGGAGGCGCTGATCACCTTAATGCCCAGGTACATCATAGCCTTGCGGAAAGTAAACCAGTCGCCGACGTCACGGCTGCCGCGGCTAATGTCGTAAATGATCACCGCGCCAAACTCCCGCCGGTGCGCTGCGGCTACCAGGGCCTGGAAGCCCTTCCGGTCGGTGTTGGTGCCGCTGCACGCTTCATCCTGGAAGGAGGCGACGATCTGGATGCCGTTTTCTCTGGCGAATTTCCTGATCCCGGCCTGCTGGTAGGCTATGCTGTTTTCGGTCTGATTGTCCGTGGAGTATCGCATATACTCCGCTGCGGGCAGTATGCCGAAATTGGATAAATCGTACATTTTACACTTCCTTTTTTGTGACACGTGTGCTACAATAAAAGGGCATAAAGCCCCTATATTTAGCGGGTAAATTTCTGCTTTATTGTGGTGATAGGGTAGGGATATGCGCTGCCGCTTCGGTGCTGGTAACACCGGGGCGGCTTTTTTGTTTCTGGCCGTTCTGGGTGGTAAGTCCGGGACGGCCTTTTTTTATTTGTGACGGTACAGGGTCAACAGTAAATTGCAGCCGTAAGCCAGCCCGTCATATCCGCCGGTGATCTGGTGGACTTCTCCGACGAAGGTGTAGTCGTCGGGTAACTCATACAGATCGCGGGCCAGGTCTGCCGGTAGGTTGCCGATCTGCCTGCCGCAGCAGCTGACGGAGTAAGCGGGCGCGCCCTGGTAGGTGAAGTGTTCAAACACGACAGCTTCACCGGGGCAAATGTCCGCGAGAATCTTCTGCCTGCTGCTGCCGTCTTCATTTCGGAATGTGACACCGGCGACCTTTGTGTGAATTTCGCGGACGACCACGTTCTCCTCCAGGAATTTGTCCCAGGCGTCGAGTTCGGCCTGCCGTTTTGCGCGGTATTCTGCGGCGAAGTCGCGCCCGCTGTATGTTGTGCGCTGAACGGCAGCGGCTGCGGCTTCCTGGTGGCGGATCATTTCCGACGCCTTCTTTTTCTGACCGCGGAAGTAAAACGCCGCGACGATCAGGACGATCCCGAACGGGATGGTGAAGACGCCAAGGATCAAAAACACCCAGAACCTAGTGCCGCATTTCTGCTGATACTTTTCCAGCTGATCCCGTGGAGTGGTATATTCAATTTTCATACGCATATCCCTTTAATTCTTGCCCGCATTACGCCGGGCTTTTTTGTTTTTCGACGGCCTTCGAGTAAGTACGCCACAATTCCACGATATTCTGTCACCAAAGGAAGGAGGTGACAGATATGAAGAACGCGTACAAGGAAGCGATCGAGCGGATGCTGAAGAACATCCACGACGACGAGCGCCTGCGGCTGATCTACAAGTACATTGTGTACCTGTACACCAGAAAGAGCTGACGCTGACCAGACGGGACTGGCCCCTTCGGGGGTCAGTCCTTTTTTTCGTCTTCCCAGGGCCGGGTCCCGGCCAGCAGCTTGTCCAGCAGGGCGTTCACCTGCTGCCAGTCTTCCTCTGTGAAGTCGCCCAGATTCTTGAAAATCTGCTTGACCCGATCGTTTTCGGATGCCATGACCCGGTCGATCATCACGTGCAGGGCGGCGTCGTCGCTGCCGTTCTCAAACATGGAGCCTTCGCCGGTGGTAAGCCAGAGGTAAGAGGCACCAAATTCGCGACACATGGAGCGCAGGGTCTGTTCTGTGGTACCGGTCGTGCCGTTTTCAATCCGGCTGATACCGGACTTGACAAGGCCGATGCGCTTGCCGAACTCCTCCTGGGTCAGGTCAAGGGTCTGGCGTAACTGTTTGATTCGATCCTTCAGTTTTATCACCTCCTGGGGATAGGATAGCACATAAAGTTCTGAAATGCAACAATTATTTTTCAGAAATGCTTGACAAAGTTCTGATATGCAATTATAATACACAATGTAAGTTCTGATACGCAACAAAACGAAAGCGGAAACCCCGCAAGGAGGAAACAACATGAACGAAAAGAACACCACCAACGAAGTGAACGAGCTGCTGCTGGGCGGCGACGGCGCCGTAAACGTTCTGGAAAAACTGGCGACCACCATGAAGTACGACGCGATCCTGGCAGCCTATCGAATGAACGAGCAGGCCGCCCAGAAAGACCAGAACCGGAACCACGTCAACTACGGCACTATGAAGCAGGCATTGAAGTATCTCCGCGAATTGTGCTATGACGCGAAGGACGCCACCTGGGAAGACGATGGATTCCTGATCTGTGAGGAGATCACCATCAACGATCAGGTCGTCTTCAAGAGATAAGGGGGCGGCGGACGTGAACGACAAGCAGAACCTGGAGTTTATGAACCACCCCGACCTGGTGGCGGCCCAGAAAAGGCTGGCGGACGCAAAGAACCGCGTCCGCAGCGTCCAGACCACCGGCCCGGCGCTGGTGATCCTGAAGACCATGCCGCCCGCTATGAAGGAGTTGGCCGACGCCTACGAGAACCTGAAGGCGGTCGAGGCCCGCCTGGAGTACGAAATCACCACCCGCGACAAGGAGGAGAAGCATGACTGAGTTTATGAAAAGAGAACAGGAAGCCCTGGACGCGTTCCAGGAGGAAATGAACAAGTACGGCCTGAAGGTGGCCCGGTCTGTGTCTGGGCGTTATCGCCGCGACGGCGACTTCGAGGTGCGGATGCACACTGAGCAGCACCTGTTGAAGGGAAACAAGCCGCTGATCAACCGACTGTGTGACGATGGCTACACCTTCGGCATCTACAACGAAACCGACCCGAAGACCGGTAGACGCTACGGCGTGTTCGTGGTCAGTAAGATGGCGACAATCAGGTGTTGACGATGGCAAACAAATGGAGATATCTGGAAGAACTGGCATTGGTTTGTCAGCCGGTGATTTCTTTGGAAGATCTGAATCGGTTGGTGCTT